AAATCCTGGCCACCACGGCTCCCTCGTCCCATCCTCGAACCCGGGGTTGGGGATCGCAAGTGGGGAATCCTCAAACGAGTCGTTCAAGATCCGGTTCGACCCTCCGTACAGCCAGTCGGGATCTACCGGGGCGAAATCGTCGGAGCCGTCCCAGTCGAACGCTTCCACCCTCGCGTAGCCCAATATGCCTTTGATCGAATCCCCCGACACTTCCACTGTCAGATCCTCCCGGTTTTCGGCGGGGAGGAGATCTTCGGGGAGCCATTCGAAGATGGGGACGGTCGGGTCCAAACCCGAGTAGACGCGGACCAGTGACGACACCGAGTTGAGTGGGGTGGTCGGATCGGTGAACACCAGATCATCGAAGAACGGCCACGACTCCGGGAGGCTCATGTCGCCGCCGCCGACCCGGTTCAACCCTTCCGAAATCCCCGCCTGGGTGAACGGGACATAATCGTGGATACGTCCGAACGTCGCATGACCCGGCCGGGTCCACGCCTCGAGCCACAGGTTGCTCACGTCAAACCCAATTCGAACGCCAGGTGACTCCGACCGAAACCGAAGAGGTGACCGTATTGGAACCTACAGTGAACCAGCCCCAATCCCGGTCGGTTCTCCGAATCCGGTTCGCTGCGGGGTTCCCACCCTCAGTAACGGTTCTCTGCCCTAGGTCTACGGTGACCGCTCCTGCCGATCCGACGACGGTGATCGTCCACCCTTCCGTCGTGTTCGTGAACGTCCCATCACCGGCGAAGACGAGGACCGCGTCGTAGACCGCAGTTGACCCTCCTACGGTGAGCGTGTCCGCCCCGGAGATAGTGTCGGTGGATTCGTTGCCGCCTTCATGCCAGTACGGCCAATCCCCGACGAGGGGGACAGTCCAGGTCCGTTCGGTTTTCGGCTGACTAATCGTGAACGCGTCAAGGGGGGTGACGGTGAGGAACCTTGTGGTCAGGTCGGGCATGTCCAATTCGAGGATAGTGTCGGGTTGGAGGAGAGCCATGAACGTGTCAGTGTTCACCACTAGCTGTTCCGCGGGGGTCGGCTCAGTCAGTCCTCCCGCCGGGTCGGAACGTGTGGCCCGCAAGTTCAAGTTCAAAAAGCGGGGGCGTCCCAACAAATCCCCTGACAGCATCCCGCCCGGCCGACCGGAAACCTGGTTCACATCCCCCGCAATGCCCGGATAGCCGTACACGTCGGACCATGACACCACTTCCAAAGCGGCCGAATTGATCGAAGTTCCCCCGGTGATCCCAGTACCGGAAAGGGTGCCACCCAGACGAAGATCATTGCAGATCATGTTCCACCAGCCTCGCTATCGGATGATCCAACAATCCCATCGAAGGGAGAACACAGTGCCCGCCGATCCCCTCACCCATGTATTCGAGGATGGGACGGATGAACCGGTCCTCACCCAGCTTGGAATAATCCCGGTTGTAATCCTCAGCGAACTCCGAATAGACCGCAGCAAAATCGAGATTCTGGGTTCGGCACCATTCGTGGATCGACTGCATCACCCGCACCTGTAATCCGTATTGGGCGAGTTCGAACAGTTTGCCCGCCTCCGTCAAACGGGCGGTCGGGTAGACCCGAACCGGGCCCGGCCACTCCGCCGCAGCCAGAAAACCCAGAGCCCCACCGAAGGTTTTGGTTGTCGCCTCGAAGCTGATCGGATGCTGCCCTCTCACCGGGGAGTGGACCCAACCGTGAGGGTCGCAGGTTCCGACCGGCACCGTCGAATGGACAATGACCAGCGAAGCGTTGTGTTCGTCCGCATGGGTCCAGACTTGCTCCTCGAAGTCAGGGGTCCACGGGTAGGCGATATGGATCGTGTCGGCCTGCTCCCCTTCAGGTTCGATATCCCTGCCGGGCATGTTCAAATAAGCGGAGAGCGCCCGGCCGACTTCGCCCATACCGATGATCATTGGTTCCCTTTGATCTTCGTCAACGACTGGGTGATCCTCGTCGTCGCGGTCGTCGGCTGGGGGGTGTCCATGAAAGTGATGTTGACATCGCCACCTCCTGTAACTGGTACTCCGACTTCGCGGATTCCAGTGAACGTGGGGAGCGGACCGAAATCAAGAAACGCTGGTACTGCGATCGGGGGAAGGTTCAAAGTGTCGAACGATTCCTCCTCCAACGCCTGTTTGAACGAGTTGGTCGTATTCACCGCCGCGTCTCTTCCGACCTGGTCGGCGGCTTCCTCCAGCCGGGCGACCTGAGCCGGATCGTTGACCAGACCAGCGAGCGTTTCGGCGCCCTGCTCCGCTCCGAGACCTTCGAAGAAGGCGGCTGTCATGTCCGCGCCCGCCGCGCGTAGTCGAGCGATGTTCCCCTGGAACGCGGCTTCGGCTTTGATGTTCTCAATGACCCGGTCGACGAACCCTTTCGCATCGGAGGCGACTTCCCCCTCCTCGTCGGCTAGGGCATCGCTGAACGCGTTAGATAAGCCTTCGGCGGATTGGGCGAGGTCAGTGGTGAGCTGGTCGAAGTTGATCGATTCGAAGTCGGGGGCGAACGCTTCAAGCGACTGGCCGGCCAAGGACAGGTCGAGTATCGCCTGAGCGGTATTCGAAATCGCGATCGCATCCTCAGGGTCGGTGCCGGGAAGGTTCGACCCTCCGGGGGTACGACGGGAGAACCCTTCCGATTCTGTCACTAGGAGCGAGAGTTGTTCTCGTAGTTCTTGGACTTGCGGTGCGGAGAATCCCGCGTCCACTCCAGTACGACGTAACTGTTGGCCAAGTTCCGCCGCCCGTTTCGGATCGAGATTGGCGATGGCTATGAACTGTTCTGAAAACTTCTTGAAATCCTCGGGCCGTGATTGGGTTTGACGGTTGAGTTCAGCCAGAGCGTTCGCCAAAGCCAAAGCCGGGTCGACCCCTTCACGCAGATCGTTGATGAACCCGGTTTGGAGACGGGCCACGGAAAGGTCGTCGATCGCTTGGAGGACATCACCGGAGAAAATGTTGGCGAAGGCTGACGCCACACCAGGAAGGGCACGTCCAACATCGAGGAGGAAAGACAGGAAGGGAGCGGAATCTTCGGCGGCTTGGGCGAGGCTCACACCCAGAGCAGCGAAGGACGGCGCGAGGTCCGTCACCTGAGCGATGAGCCCGGGCAGAATGTCGAGCAGTTGCTGATAGGCGGGGAGTAGCGCCTCTCCGATAGCGACTTTGGCGTCCTCCCAGAGGGCATTGACACTCTTCTGTGTTCCTGCCAACCCTTCCGAGGTGCGGGCGAAGTCTCCCTGCGCGGTCGTGGTCTGCTCCAGAATCAACGCGTACCGGGCTTGCACCTTCGCCGCTTCGGTGATCTCACCATTTACCCCTACCAGCCCAAGTTCCAACGCTTTCGCCTTGGTCAGCGCCTCGTTGATGTTCACCCCGAAAACGCGCAACGGTTCGGCTTCCCCTACCAGTCCAGAACGCAACTTCTCGAGGACTTCAGTCGGGTCTGTGATGTTGTTGAACGAGGCGAGGTCGACTCCGAGTTGGACGATCTCGGGGGAGAGGTCCGCTGCGGCTTCCTGTGATAGGCCGAGCGCAAGGAATAGGTTGCCGAAGGTGGCGGTGAACTCGAGGGCTTGCTGGTTAGCGAGTCCGAGAGCCTGGGGGGCGCTCTGAGCGAACTTCTGGATCTTCCCGGAAAACTCCCCGAACACGACATTGGCCTTCGATGTTGATTCGGCCAGGTTCGACGCGGCCTGTATCGCCTCGTTGGCGAAACCGGCGAACGCCCGGATTCCCACCGCGGCAGCAAGCGCAACCCCGAACGCTCCAGCGGCGACCGCCATCCCATTAAAGGATGACACTCCCCGGCGTCCCGTCTGTTCGAGTTCCCTTCCGGCCCGATCCGCCGAACCGCGTATCCGATCCAACTCCCGGTCGGTCTCAGCCAGTTCAGAGTTCAGATCTCCGAAGCCGGCGTCGGCGCCCTGCACATCCCGGCGGAGTTCATCGATCCCCTGGTCCACATCGATGTCCACTGGAACCCGTACCGGCTGGCTCAACCGGCGCAGTTCAGTTTCGAGCTGGTCGATCTGACGTTGAGCCTGGGAGATGTCTAGGAGTACGGCGTCGGTCAGCACACGCTTAGGTTACCTTCGCTCGCTTCTCCGCCTTGCGTTCTCTGCTCCGAACCTTGCGCCGTTCCGCATAGCCGGACAGTTTCTCCATCCGCTGCTCCCTCGTCTCCTCGAAGTAGGCTTCGGACTTCTCGATGATCTCCCGTTCGGTGTAGTCCGCGATCGTCTCCACCCGGTGTAAGCCCATCGCCGCCGCCAACTCCCACAGTTCGTAGTCTTCGGCGACTGGAAGCGCTATCCCCGCGCGGGCGAGGGCGTAGATCAGTTCTGCTTCCACCGCCAGGTAGGTTCCGTCGTGGTGGGTGCGCCATGTCTGATCGGGGTCTGCTAGCTCGTCGCCCCAGAAACTTTTGGGTTTGTCCTCCAATGAGCGACGATCTGAGTCGGCACCGAAAGGTCCGCAGCCAACCAGACCGGCCAGTCATCCTCAGATTCGGGGAGTTTCTTATCTCCAAGCTGAACGAACACTTCCCGCAGCCAGGGGATAGTCGTCTCGTAGAACGGTTGGATCTGATACTCCCTCAACGCGGCCTGCGCTTTCGCCTGCGCCACCGCCGCCTTCTTCGTGTCGACACCCGCTTCTTTCAACGCTTCGACTTCCTCGTTCATCTCAGTGACACGACCAGTGAGTTTCAGCAGGGTCTCCCGGTTCTCGTCGTAGAGGGCTTGGAGTTTGCGGGAGAAGTAACGCCACTGGCCCATTTTCGGGCGGGTCAGCGTGTAGGTCTTATCGTCGAAGGAGACGATGATCGTCCCCAACTGTTCGTAGTCGATGCCTTCACTCATCCTCTGTCTCCTCTGTCGTTGTCTCGTAGGTGATCGTCGCCCCGTCGAACCTTTGCAACACGGCGAGGATCGCATCGAGGCGGCGGTTCACTCCCCGCATCTCCAACACCAGCGCGTCGAGTGATCCGAAAGTCTCATCCTGTGGTTGAGGGTTCTCGCCAGACAGAAATTGATCTAGGTCGTCTTGTCTCCAGACCAAGCGGCGACCGCGCCGGACCCCGAGCGTTCCGGGTGGCTGGTTGCGCCGCCGGGATTCGTAAATGTCTAGGACCGTGACCCCGAGATATTCAGCGGCGGCTTCGGTTGTCAGGGTTGTAGCGGACACGGTTAGTGACGTTAGCCAAAGTTGCCAACCATCGCAAGGTATCCGGTATCTCCCCTAAGCCTCGGCAATACACCCAGGACAGACCTGTGGAATCATAAGCCTCTCTCTGACGGACCTCCCCTCTCTTGTCCATCAGGCCCTCGGGCGGTAGGGGCTTTTTGACCTCAACCAAGCCGACCACCAAGCCGCCGTGGAAGAGGGCCAGATCAGCACGCAGCTTGGTCCGCGCCGGAGGGTACTTGGCCATGTAGGTCGGGAGGACGATCACCAGTTCGAGCGCCACTCGCAACCCAGCCAGGCGAGCCTGGTGGTATAGCTCGGCCTGGATGGTGGCCTCGGAGGGGTCAACGGGCAGGAGCGGATACGCGGAAGTATCATGGATCGGACTTGGACTCAACATCATCCAAGGATACCAGCCCCGGCTTTTCGAGGTCGGGGCTCGGTATTAGGAACTAGGACAGTCGTAGTCGACGGTCAGCGTGCCGGTCATCGAAGCCACACCCCCTCTTGGAGGGTCGGTGACCATTGGGGAGAGGGTGATCCGCTTGCATTCTCCGATCCCCATCAGCAACCCGGTGTCCTTATCGTCTACGAGGCCGCACCAGACCGCCCGCCCGATCGTGTACAGGGTCAGCGCAGCGGACTCCTCCTGTGTCACGGTCAAATCTCGTTCTTGGACCGGGTAGCAGGAGTACAACCGGAAGGCGAGAGTCAGCCGGGAGAGGGTGGTGCAGATCTGCGGGTCGGTGTCTCGAGGTTGGACGGAGACCACCCAGACTTTGATGAGTTCGCATCCGGTCCCGGTCGGGTCGGCGGGCTCACCGAACGTGACCGCGGCTTCGAGTCCGGTGTAGGTTTCGAGATCCCCGGCAAGCAAGAGGGCGAGGTCGTTCACAGCCGGTTCCAAATCTCGGACACTCGTCGGGGGAGGTCTCGGACGGAGTCGGTGAACCAGGGGTTAGGCCGTGTGCCGGGGTGGTTGACCTGTTTGAAGTAGACCGTTTTCCCGTGCCACTGGAACCGGAGGGCGCGTCCGCGGGCGCGGATGACGTGGGGTCTCGTCCCTGTGGAAACCATTTGGGCGTAGTCGGTGTCTATGACGGCGACGATCTTGATCGAGTTGACCCGTCCCCCCAATCCTCCGTTTACTTCGTCGCGGACTTTCGTCCTCGAGCGCATCTGCCCGGTGTCGACTGGTGAGGTCCGGCGGAGTTCGGACTCCCATGAGGTGGCAAGAGTGCGGCCGACGATGCGGGCTTTCTGGTCGAGTTCCCGTCGGAGTTGGTCTAGCTCCATACGCTTGTGGGAAGGTCGGGGGAGTAGACGCGGGGAGCCCTGAGAAGATGGTTCGGGTTCAACGCGTGGTTGATGACGTCCACCTCGTACAAACCGGTGGCGCCGGACGCGACAATCTCGGCGGGGTCGAACAGTTCCATTGTGGCTCCCTGACGGACAATGGTTTGTGTGGTTTTCGGGAGGGCGCATTCCACACCTGAGCAGGCTTTCACCAGTTCCGAAGCGAGAACGGTTGCGGCACGTTTCAGCATGGAGGGGATGGGCCGGCCGTAGGTGAGTTCGATGATGAACGTGTTTGCCCCGGAGTCGGCGGCGAGGTTCTGACAGCAAGGCCAGCGCCCCCCATCAGTTCTCACTAGGAATTGGTTGGAGTCGAGGCGGTAGTCGGTGAAGTCGTCGCCGTCCAAAGTGACGGATTCGACCGTTTGAATATCCGTCCTCCCAAGGTTGACGTTCGGATACCCCGAACACCCGCAAGCATCCATTGAACATCCGCAGGGGCCCTGGTTGATCCACACGCCTCCGGTGAGAATCGGCACCCAAGGGAACGACCAAAACATCGCCGACCAACCCAACGATGAACCCGAGTTGCCGCAAGGTCTAACGGTGGCTTCGCATTCCCCCGGATACTGCTTCCCCGTCAGGAGGTATTCGATTTCGGAGGCGCTTTGGATTGCCAGCTCTATGACCGTGGGCGAGGCGTCTTGGGGGCAGTCGCATTCCACCAGATCCGCCGGCGTCAGATACGGCGTACACAACATCAGGATGACACCAACACTGAGGACGGCACGATGCAGACGCTCCCTTCACAAATGGTTGTTCCTTCCGCGGTCTCCCCGACCCATTCGTAATACCAGATCCCCACCTCGTCAAAGAGCACAACCGAAGTGAACGTCCCGGTGTCGGGGTTAGCAACGACGGGAGTGGTGATCGTGTCCGAAGGGTCGCGGATGGTCAAGGTAACGGTCGGGTTGACCGGGTCTCCTGAAGAGTCGGTCCAGACGGAGCGGAGGGTGCGGGAGGAACCGAGGGTGATATTGCTCACGAGGTGATACTACCGACGCAGAGTGGGCCTAGAGAGTCACAGTCCCCGGAAGGTCCGATATCTTCGCATTCCCCTACAGGTCCGAGAAGGTCGCAGACCACGTTCTCGATGTGGCCTGGCACTAGAGCTTCGCCGGTTCCCTGAGAGGTAACCCCGTCCAACGTTGAACTTCCGGTCCCGGTGACGGGGTCGGCGACGGTACCGGAGCCCTGCGACACCACCCCGTCCAGAGAAGACGAGCCAGACGCGATGATGCCGAGGACCCCGGAACCAGAAGACGTAACGCCAGCGAGGGTGCTTGAGCCCGTCCCAGAGACGGGATTGGCTACGACTCCCGCTCCCGCGGAAGAGACCCCTGCGAGAGTTGAAGCGCCTGTAGCGGTGAACCCTTCAACGCCTACTCCTGCGGACGTAACGCCGGCGAGGGTTGAAGCGCCGGTCCCGGAGATCGGGTTGACCACCGATCCCGATCCTGCAGAAGTAACCCCGTCCAAGGTCGTCGACCCGGTGGCGAGCATCGACTCCGATCCGGAGCCTGCGGAGGTCACATCGTCGAGGGTGGAAGAGCCGGTCCCGGTGATCGCCGCTGACGCTAGGTTCATCCCCCAGACCATGAACCGACAATCGAGAGCGTTCAGGGTGGTCGCGTCGTTGTCGTGGATGAACAGGTCGTAGTCGAGAGTCCCCGATACGGAAGTTTGGAAGCCGAGCAGGTAAGTGTTTTTTAGGTCGCTCCCATCGTGTGAAGCCCAGTTGGAAATACCCGAACCGTCATCTGCGACCGGGTCGAGGATGGTGCTTCCACCGGATCGGACCCACATGAACCCTTGCTGGTCGGTCGCATCAGTCGTTTTCCGGGCGAGCCCACAGAAGATCAGATCCTGCGACGTGGAGAGCGTGTCGGTGAGAGTGGCGATCTGAACGTCGGTTGCGCCGGCTACGGACACGGTGCCGGGGAGGGTCGTGTAAATGTCCGACCAGGCCGACCGGCGGAAAATAAAAACGTTCGACGACCGGTGGTCGTTAGTCGTCGCCCCGCTGTCGTCTCGGGCTTGAACGTCCACGGTATGCGAAGCATTAGTTAAGGCTTGCGCGTGCCAGTGGAAGCGGGCCAGCTCCTCATTGGCGGACTCCCCCTCCTCTGATACCGGCCCGTAAACCACGGCACCGTCGACCCGCAACTGGCTTTCGAGGTTGTCTGCGACCGTGTCGATAACGAATTGGCCCGACGACAGGACGACATAATCGTCGGCGGCTGGCGTGAATGTTTTAGTCGCGAACGACACCATCGTATTGGTTAAGGCGGTGAGGCTCGTGTTCTCGTTCCACCACCAGTCCGTATTCTCCGATCCGAAATCGGCGAGACGTACGACGGTGATCGTCGCTAACTCAACCGTGCAGGCTGTGGCTGCAGTATTAGTGGCGACATCCAAATCAATGTCGGCAAGGGTGGCGAGATCCAACCGGAACAGCCACGGCAGGTTCTGCTCTAAACCGGTCGACCCGGGACCGTTCGAATCCGTCTGTTGAATGTTCCCGATCAGCGAACCGTTATAAGTGACCTGCCCTCTCGCTTCAGCAGCGCCGGCGGCACCACCACGAAACAACCCCCATACGAGGAGCAGCACTTCATCGTTGTTGACGAACCCCGCGCCGGACAGATCCGCCGCGGACACGGTGAGCGCCGTCGTGAACGTTGTCGACGTGTTCGAAACTTGGCTCGTGAGCCGTTCGAAATAGTGGACGGCCTGCGCCATGTCAGGCCTCTATATCAGGGGTTGCCTTCGGTGAACACCAGAGAGGAGACGCTGACGTTCGCTCCGGTCACGATCGAAGTCGTGTTGAAGTTGATATCCGCACCCGAAGTCGAAACGCTCCCGTCCAACACGAACGCTGCCGCGGAGGTGACAATACGGAACCAGGTTGCGGTCCCGGTCGCATTCGCGCTTGCGTCCGCAGTGATCGCCGAAAACGTCAGCACACCCGCCGCAGCGCCAGCCGCCGAAGGGTCCGAGAAGGTGAGTTCTGCGAGCAGCGTTGTTGCTGCGCCGCCGGTCGCCGGACGGGAACCGTCGTAGATACGGAGCAGTCCTGCGGTGCCGGCGTCGATCGCCGCCGTGATCACATCCAACCGTGAGTTCCGTACTGCCGCCACGATTCCAAGAGCCATTAGTCCTCATCCTCCTCTAGAGCGCAGCAGTCGCCCGCGCACATGCAGGCGTCAGGGTGGGTTATGACACCCACCCCTTCGATCTTGATGTCCTCAGTTATTGACTCGTTCATGAGCTGCAGTTCGGAGTGTCGATGAACCCGCATTCCAGAAGGTTCTGGTTGTACGGGGAGACGTCCGGGTCGGGAATGTCGGTTGCGGTCCAGTGAGCCTCAAAGTACGGGTCGACAATGGTCGGCACGTCTTCGAAACCGCCGGTCCCCAGGCTCGAGGATGGTGCCGCGGTCCCGTTCAACACCATTTGCAGGCTGTCACGTCCGAACGTGTAGTTGCCTAGCGTCCAGATGACGTGGGGGTAAACGTGGTGCCAGTACGAGTTGGGAGCCGCATTCTGGCTGGAGCCGTCGAGGCTCTTCGTCCAGAAGTGGGCTTCCACCGCGTCGGCGACCTGCACACCCTTCGCCCATCCCGGCTGCCCGTTGGCGGTCAGGATCTCCGCGCCCACCGCGAGAGCGATGAACTCGGGGTCGTAGTTGCAGAGGGTCAACACCAGGTCGGCGCCGGTAGCAACATCAGGGTCGGTCCGGGTGTAGCAAATGTCGCCACATCCGGTTCGGGTGGTCACTGTCTCCCCCGCATCCAATGTGGGGGTCACCGCCAGTGAGATGGGGGTCATCGTGTAGACGGTCCCGTCGGGTTCGTCACACAGGGGGGAGCCGTCCGAGTCCAGCAGGCTGAACCTGACTGCACACAGATCGGCGCTATTCCAACAAGCCATTAGCTATTTCCTTTCTGTGGCAGTTGGTGTCTCATTAACTTGCTCCGCATTCCGGTCCCGGGTCTGGGATACAGACCGGGATTCCGATGTGGGCGCAAGGCGAGAAATATGCGGCGGCGGAGTTCTCCGAGTAGACGGTGAGCGTGTTCGTCTCCCAATCCACTGAGGAGAGGTTGATGGTGGGGGAGACCGCGACTCCTACCGGGCCGGTCCCGTAGATCCACGGTTCTCCGGCGGTCACGTTCCCGCCCGGGTCGGAGCCGTCGTATCCGGTGCCGGCGACGAGGAGATGGTCGGTGTGGTTCAGGCTCAGCACGTTCCCTTGACGGTCGATCTGGCCGTAGAACTGGAGGAACGGGATCAGAAAGTGGGGGACGTGGACGATGCCCCGCTCCCCACCCAAAGCAGCGTCCAAAGCGGCGACCATGTCCGCGAGCGCGGGGACGATCCCGGTGGCGACTCCCCCGTTCGGATCGGCGGCTCCTGACGAGGCGAGAAACCAGGAGTCCGCGGCGGGAACCGAATCGGCCCGGCCGTTCCACAGGCCGCGTTCCACGTTGAACGATTGGGAGTTGGCCGCTTTCTGCGCCACGTCCGTCATCAACCGTTCAATAACGGAAGGGTCGGCGGCGGTGGTACAAGTCCCCGACTCGTAAAACCCGAACACTGGAAATTCGACTGACCCTTCCCCCGACGTCCCGGTCTTGTTGAGGTCGTCGGCGCAAGTGTCGAACAGGTCGTGTGGAACGTGGCAGACCCCCCCGAAGAAGGTTCCGGTGTCGACGAGGCGGTCGGCGTTCTCCTCCCAGGCGATACCCAGGGTGTCACGCAACGATCCTGCTCGGACTCGGGTTCTGGTGGGGGTTGGCAGCGTGCGGGGCATAATCCTCCTAAGAGGGCCGCGACTACACGCTGACCTAACCCTGAACCTTACCTTGAGGGTCGGGCTCTAGCAAGGACTACGGGGGGGAGGGACCAGTCGACCAGTTCCGGTTGGTTGGCGAACCAGTAGGCGTGCCTGCCTCCGGTACGTCCTTGAACAAGGGAGGGCCCGTTCCGATGGTTCACCAGGGAAGGCCAGGTGTACCAGACGGGGACCCCGCTCCGTTCGAACCATTTGGACAGTCTGAGATCGTAATTGTCGATCCGGTAATGCTCCCCCACTGCGAGAACCTTGCGGATCAGGTTGGTGGGGATCACGATGCCGGGCCCCCAAATGATCTGGCGCATCACCAGAAACGAGGCGTCTTTGACGTGGCGGACTTGGGAGCGGATCGAAGTTCCCGCGTAGAGAACCACCGGACTCCTTTCAGGAACATACTCGAGAGCTTTCGGGAGAATCCTGGTGAACCCGCGGCAGAGGACGGCGTCGTCTTGGATCACGCATCCGTATTCGGCTTCCGAATCTGCGAGGGCTTCCCACGCTCGTCTGCCGGTGTCCCACCGTGAGGACTGCTCATCCCAGGTGATCCCAGCTTTCAACGATTTGGCTAGGGGTCCGACCATCTCCATCCGGGAGGGGTGCGCCATCACCTGATAGGCGATCATCTGACCCGCCCAAGATGGCTTAGGGCTTCGACACACTCATCCCCGAAGGCGGCGAAGAAAGTCGGGAACATAATCTCGGTGGGTTTCCCTTCACGTCCAAAGAGCAGTCGGTCGGTGTTCCTTAGCTCCCCGATGGCGGCGTCGGATTCCCATATGGCGAGACGCCAGAATGCTTTGACATATGGGAGGAGCGCGATGCCGTTCCGGTGGAAGATGAAGCGGTCCACCACCCACCGCGGAGTCAGGTAGTCGTCGGAAGTCTTCTCGGACTGCTCAACTTGGAATAGCTGGTTCATGGGTCCCAACGATGCTGCGGTGAGCCCATCTGGAGGATCTTCTCTAGGTGATAGCCCAACGGTTCGAGGACCCGACGAATCCTCTCCTGTGCTAGTCGGGTGTGGGTTTCGCAGTAGACCACCGGACGGCAACTTTTCAAATGTTCGGTCATCCCTTCGAGGACTTCGGGTTCCATCCCTTCAACGTCGATTTTGACCACCGCCAGATCCGAGACTGAAAGCAGGTCGTCGATCCGGTGGACCGGAATGTCTCCTCGCTCCAACTTCATCGTCGCGCCTTCCCGGGTGGGGTCGAACTCCATCCACATTCCTTTACTGAGCCGTCCGTGAGTCTCCCGGTTCCCTGCCGCCCATTCGAACACTTCGACCTCTAGTTGAGGGTTCAACCCGAGATTGTCGTAAAGCTGTTTCAACGATCCGTCGTGGGGCTCCCAGGCGTACACCTTGAACCCGCAGACCGCCCCGAAGTAGAGGGTGTGGTTTCCGATGTGCGCTCCCACGTCGAAGGCGGAACCGGATAGGCCGAGGTCGTAGACGTCTTCGAGGAGCATCAGTTCGTAGGCGGTCCCCATCGACAGCTTCGACCCGACCCGTCCTTCGCCGGGGTTGTAGATCCGGTACGGCTTGCCGTGGTAGTCGAGGGTCACAATCTCCATATGGCCAGTCGTTCCGCTTCCACCGTGAAATCCCCGAGCATCCTTCTAAGACGCTCCGCGGCCCTGCGGACTCCCGGGTTTTTGGGGGTGTCCAAATCGTCGAGGATCACCACCGCATCCGAAACCAGGTATTTCATCCAGGCGAGCACGTCGTTGTAGACCGCCTGTTCGGAATGGTCCCCATCGACGAACAACAATCCGACCGAGCCGTGATCCCAGGTTTCGGCGATTTTCACGCTGAACCCCTGGATCGGGACGATGTTCGGATAGGGCTTGGTCTGCAGGTCGAAGTCGTCGCGGGCGGTGGTGAACCCGAACCGTCCCGCAGGGTTCCCCACCAGATCCCACGGGTCCACCGCGTACACCGTCTGTTTCGTTGCGGAGGCGAGGTAGCAGGTGGACTTCCCCTTGTACGACCCGACCTCCACGATCGGATATTCGGCGAGCGCCGCGTACTTGGAGAGGGTTTCCCCGACCTCGGTGGGGATGAGGCCGGCAAGTTCAGACAGCGACAAAGGGTTTCCCCTGTATGCGTCTTTGGTTCTGCCAGTGATGCACCGCGTACGAGTCGGGGTAGTCGTTGGCGCCGAGGTGGAGTTCGTTCCAGCGGTACGGGTAGAAGTACCTCTGCGGATATTCAGTGATCTTGTGTCTCCGGGCGATGGGGGTGAAGAACTGGGGCCCCGATTTGACAGTGTTCCCCGCGCTCGGGTTCTGTCGTTCGACGTTGGCGGGGAGGCGTGCGATCAACTCGAGGAGCATGTCATGTCCCGGGGGAGCGCCGATGAGAGCGTTGTTCAACCATTGTCGGGTCTCCTGCCCGGCGAAGATTCCGTGTGCTAATGCGTCGAAGGGTCGCTGGCAGACGAAGTCGGCGTCAGCCCAGATCCCCCCGTCGTGGTAGAGGATCTCGTACCTAGCAACGTCGGAGCGGAACTGTTCGGGCGCTTTCGGTGAGATCTTCTCCGCGTTGTCCCACAGCTCCTGGTTCACTAAGCGCGGGGCTTCCGTCCAGAGTTTGACCTCCCATTCAGGGTGGTGCTCTTTCCAGGATTGCATCATCTGGTAGATGTGGAGGGGGAGTGGAGGTCCGATCCACATCTGGTGGATTATCTTGGGGAGCGTGTTGTCCATAAGGATCGCCGCCCATCCTAAGAGGGAAGCCTGGGCGAACGAGTTATCGAAGGTGCTGGACGCTCCGATCACTTGGGATGAGAGGGACAACACATGGGACACTCACAGACGCGCCCTGCTTTCGGCTACGGGCACGCATTGTCTCATCGTGCAGGATGATGCGGTCCTCTCCGAAGGTCTCGTGGAGAGCGTTTCAAGGGCGGTCGAATATTCGGGGGAACATCCGATCTGTCTGTACTCCCAGAACACGAAACGCCTCGAGCAGGTCGCCTATTTGAACCCCGTCTCCTGGTGGGCGGGTCTCGGGCCGTTGTATGGAGTAGCGAACGTTCTCCCCGTCGAACACATCAAGGACATCGTCCGGGTGGGGGATGTTTACCGGGGGCCTTCCTACGACCGGCGGTTGTGGATGTGGTATTCGGCGAAGAAGATCGACGCGTACTACTCGTGGCCTTCCCTGGTTGAACATCGGGGTGTCGAATCGCTCATGTGGAAAGGCCGCCATGAACGTCCCGCCCACTCCTTCGGATCAGGCTTAGACATCGACTGGAGCATCCCTCCCGTACAGGCCACCCCCGACAATATCTATCCGAAGGTGGTGATGGAGTTGGACGGCCAGTCGGTGACAGTACGGAAAATGTCGACCATGTGGCGGCGCCGGGTGGACGCAGGATGGAAAGAGAAAGCCCCCCGCTAGGAGGGGCCTTCTCTTTTTGTGAGGCGACAGTTGCGTCGCTCTCAGTTTAGGGCCGTGATAAGCCTTTTTCAGGTTATCAGGAGTTGTTCGAGCAAGCGATGCTCACCCTTGCTCCGGTACCACCGGACGGGCAGACTTCGATGCTCATCGTGCGGATCTCATGCCCTGGGACACACCAGCCGACGAACGGTTCGACGAAGGTCTGATAGTTGTTCGAAGCGTTAAGCGTCGAATCTCTGACCACTCCCAGGTCGAGGGTTCCACCATCGAGTTCGATGACGGTTCCCGGTGCGTACATGATGACCGTCGCCACGTTCTCCAGGTCACCGTCGGTCTGGTCGTCCAGGTCGTACACCCACTGGGGCCGAAGCCGCAGCGAGTTGAACAATCCGTCGATCTTCCCTCTGATATCCCCGTACTCCGTGGTCGAGTCCCGGGCGATCGCGTCGGCGAGGAGTGCGTCAGGCACCCACGCCGGCAGTACCACGTCGAGGACCGCGTCACGCGACATCCCGTAGGTGGTCCGGTAGTCGTTGGCGTTCCCGGCGAGGTTGGTGGTGAGCTGGTTCAGCCCGCCTCCGGTCGTGTCGGTCACGTTTCCGGCCACGTCGTTCGCCAGGAGGAACGCGATCCGAGCCGCGTTCAACGTGCGGGCAGCGGCGACAACCGCCAGCGAGGTCACGTTCGCGATCGCTTCTGGGTAGAAGCGGGACGCGAAGTTCCCGAACTGGAGGATCGTCGGCCACGCCGAGACTGTGCAGTCTTCGAAGTCGGGACAGTCGAACACGTACACCGGCTTCGTCGCCGGGGACGGAGTCTCCGACGCGTCGTTCGCTGCGGTCCATTCGGTGGCGATCCCGGATTGGCCCAGAATGTCACCCAACGATGGGGACACCGGCAGCGAAATCGCTCCGCGGGGAGCGTTCACTGCGGGCAGGTTCAGGATTCCCGCCGACGTGGCGATGTTGAAGAACCCGTACAGCACTTCCGGGGGTGCGCAGATACCGCCGGCGGCAGTCAGAATGTCCGACTGTGCGTCTTCGGTGATCGCAGCGAACACTCGAGCGTTGTGCTCGTCGTCGCCCTTACGAACCTCGTACTTGTGTCGTACCGGCGCCGAAGCGATCCGGTGTTCACCGGGGCCCGACTGCCAGACGTTCATGGCGAGTTCCGCGTAGGAGGATGCGGTGAGGACTTCCCCCATGTGCATTCCTGCGGAGGCGACCAGGACTTCTGGGTCTTCGGGGTCTACCGGCTTGCTGGAGCGGGGAGCGAGTTTGGCGATCGCGCCGAGGGTGGGAGCAGAAGCCACCACCACTTCGACCTTCGCCTCCTCCTCTGACTCCTCTTCGTCTTCGTCTTCCGGGCCGGCCTCTTCCGCGACGATCTCTTCGACCTCTTCCGAGGTGATCCCGAGCGCAGCGTCCAAAGCGGCGATCTCTTCGACCTTGCGCGCCTCGTCAGCGAGGAGAGCGTCTTCCCGTTCCGTCAGTTTGCCTGCAAGGGCTACGGCTTCGGCGATCTCATCTGATCCGGCTGGTACTTCACCGGCCTTGATCGCAGCGGACAACGCTTCGAGTTCGGCGCGGGCTTCCGCGATCTGCTCGGCGGTGAACTCAGCGATCAGGTCGGGGTTCTGTGAAATTGACTTGAGCAGTTCGCCCATTGGTCAAACCTCCGATAGTAGGGAATGGCTTGACCCCCGCGAATACACGCTGCCGAGTCGATGTTGACTCTAAACCTCTAGTTGAGGGTTAGCAAGGATCAGAAGACGCGGGTAGCGATGAAGATGACGAGCAGGACAAGCAGGACGATGACAAGGGCACGTTCAACGCTCATAGGACAGAGGCGAGTTTGCCCCACTCCTGCTCCTCGATGGGTTCGGGCGTGTCGGGAACTTCGAACTTGGCTTCGAGCGCCGAGACTCGTTCTATGAGTTCGGCCAGCGGGTCGGGCTCTTCCTCTTGGACGATCCCCGCAGCCACCAAAGCGACCTGCTCCCCGTTGAACGTGGACGCCTGCAACCTGGGTGGTGCGAAGCCGGGAGTGTTCACCGCAAGCGCAGCCAACAGTTCCATGTTCCCGGCGATCTTCCGCCAATCACCGGAGAGGGGGGACGCCATCAGGATTTGAGCGTCGACCCCTTCCCTCACAGCCCCAGCAACCCAGATTCCGAAGTCGTCCTCACCCGCGCACACGTCGGCAGCGCAGGTGCCGGTGTTGTCGTAGTGGGCTTGACGGGCTTCCGTCGCTGAGAAGGTGAGGGGGGCGTGGCCGGTGTCCATCGTGATTTTCCCCACCTCGATTTTCTCCCCTTCCACTTCGAGGGTTCCGGTGTGGAAGTAGCGGTAATCGGTCCCCTTGGGAGGCGTCTTGCAGACGTTGGCATAACCGGTGTGGCATTCCCCCCAGGTTGCGAGGTGGCCGTACACCCGGCCTCCGTCGACGGTCAACCTGGTCGGGCCGTCGAGTTGTGGGTTTTTGAACCAGTCCCGTTTGACTTCAGGGGGTAGCGCGGCGACGAGGACGGGGATTTGGGTTTCGGTGAGAATTCGTGCGTCTCCGAAGGCGGGCATCGGAATCTGCGTGGCTCCGACGATTTCGGCGGACACCATGGCGAAGACGGGAAGTCCCATCTCGTCTAGTTCGCCGGTCTCCTCGAAGATCGCAGCCACATCGGCGGACACTCCGGGGATCTGGTTTTCGACGGCGAGCCGTTCGGCTTCGGCGGCTTCAGCGTCGATGTCGTAGGAGAGGTCCCCGATAATCCACGTCTGCCCTTCGAAGGTTTGCCGGCGGACGTTGGTGATGACTCCGACTTGGAAGGCGCCGCCATGTCCGTCGGTGGTTTCGTCGGTGAACATGAGAGGGATCGTCTCCCGCCAGGAGAGGACGCCTGCGTTGTAGGAGCGTCCGTCTGAGGATTCGATCCCTTCGGGGATGATGAGCACCGGATAACTCATAGTGTCACTTTACCTACCTTCCGGCTCGTCGTGCGGGTCTTCCCCCCGCCCGTCTCCCCCCGCGTCTGGTGTACTGGGCTCGGAGGACCGCTCTCGCTTCTTCTGGGTGTCGTCTGACTGGCCCTCCCCCTGAGGGTGGCGGGTTGGATATGAAGCCTGATCCGACACATTGCACCGGGCCCAATGTTGAAGCGCCGGTCCCGACCACCGCTCCGGGAGCAGCCACGATCCCCGAACCTGCGGAGGTGACATCTTCAAGGAGAAGGTTCCCGTCGCCGAGGATCAACAGTTCTGCGGACCCTGCCGAAGTCACATCGCCCAACGTTGTCGCGCCTGTGCCTGTGATCCCGAGTTCACCCGCGCCCGAAGAGGTGACGTCGTCCAACGTTGAAGCGCCGGTCCCGGTGATGTTGAGGCTTGCGCTTCCCGAACTGGTCACCCCGTCGAGGGTTGAAGCACCGGTACCGGTGATCCCGGTCAGGGAGGTTCCGGTGCCTGCCGAGGTCACGTCGTCGAGGGTTGACGTGCCGGTCGCGGTGAAGTTCTCCGACCCGACACCAGATGAGGCAACCCCGTCCAGAGTGGATGTTCCGGTGCCGGTGACCGGGTTAGCTACGAGGCCGGTCCCGACAGATGTGACCCCTGTGAGTGTGGTCGAACCGGTAGCGGTGAACGTTTCGGCGCCTACCCCCGCGGACGTAACCCCGGCGAGAGTCGAGGAGCCTGTGCCCGATACCGGGTTGGCGACAACCCCTGAGCCTGTTGATGTGACACCGGTGAGAGTCGATGATCCGGTGCCGAGGAAGCCTTCCGCCCCGGTTCCCGCGGAGGTGATCCCTGCCAGGGTGGACGCACCAGTACCGGTGATCGGATTCGCAACAACGCCCGACCCTGCCGAAGTCACTCCTGCCAGGGTTGAAGCGCCGCTCCCGAGGAAGGATTCCACTCCGGTTCCCGCGCTGGTTACTCCTGTAAGAGTTGAAGCGCCTGTGGCTAGGAACTTTTCGGTTCCGGTGCCTGCGGAGGTGACCCCTCCCAACGTGGAAGCTCCGGTGCCGGTGACCGGGTTGACAACGGTTCCCGAACCGGCCGAGGTGACTCCGGTGAGCGTCGAAGCGCCGGTGGCTATGAGTTTGAGTTGCCCCGTGCCGGCTGAAGTTACGCCGGTGAGGGTGCTAGATCCGGTCCCTGAAAGGTTATCGGGGAGGGACGATATTGCGAGGTCGGAGATCGGCGCGATGCCGAGCATGACCTAATCCCACTGGCCGACAGATACGACCGAAGTGGTGCCGGTACGCCAGATCTCCCAGTATGAGCCGGGGGTGAGAGTGGATGCAGCAGCGGTGACCATCGCCGTACTAGGGATCATCGTGCCGGCGACTGTGACTTCGAATGATCCGTTGAGGAGAACACCTAAACCCGTTGCGATGGCCGCGGTGACTACTGAGGCGGGGGAGCCGACAGCCGCGTTGAACCCGACCGACCCGGCTCCTGGTGTGCCGTCCGAATCCATGCCGACAGCGATCCAGGCGACAGTCCCGATGGTGGCGGTGCCCGCTCCGAGAATGTTGATGCTCCGGTTCCCGGACGTGGCGCTCATCGCTGCGAATTGGAGGTGAGCTTGGAACCGGTAGGTGCCGGTTTCTAGGGTGATTCTTCCGTTCGCGGGTGAGTTGAAAATGGTTTGGGAGGAAGTGTTCGACGTGAAAGTGCGGGTCGTGTCAGCGCGGATGTAATGCACGAGGGGGATGTATCCGCGGTTGCCAACATCGGTGGTCCCGTACATGTTGGTGGCGTCCATCTCGACCGCACCATCAGACGGGGTGGTCATCAACGTTCCAACAACCAGCGACATTTGCGGGAAGGTTGTGGTGCCTGCCGCCGTCGAGAAACTACCCCCGGTTATTGAGAGCAGATCGGTGGAGTGGGCGAGGGTGACCGCACCGTTATTCCAGATGAGCTGTCCGCCGGTAGCGAGCCACAGGTCAGCCCACGACAACGAACCGGAACCTAAAGCGGCAAGATCGTTCGTCGCCGGTGTCAACGCTCCCGTAAAGCTCATGCCGGGTTGACGTACGGAGGGGGTGAACGTCATGAAAATGTCCTTAGTCCCCGCCGACAAGGTGACAACAGCGTTGCTGTTGGACGATCTGATCACTGTTGTGCGGGTGAGAGTGTTGCCCGTGTTCCACGTTCCGAGGCCGACTTCCCACTCGTTGACGGTCCGGTGGACGATCGCGTACACGGTCGTGTCCGTGTTCGCCATTTGAGAGTCGAAGTCCTGATAGTTAGCGACCGCCCCACCCAATGCGATCGCTCCGGTCCCTGTGGTGGTAGTAGTTTCCCGGACCCTATCAGTGACGATGTGGGCCATTAGGCGACCTGCTCTGCGGCCACCTCAGTGATGCTTGGCTTCGTGTCGGCGCCTGGCATCTCGCTGGCACTCGGCGCAGCGTGTCTTGCCGGTAGAGCGTTCCACGATCCGATTCTCGGGGTAAGGGTGTAGGCCCGCTTGGCAAGTCGTCCACTCACGCCGATTGCGGAGGGCGACCCTGCGCATGTTCTCGTCGTTGGTGACTGGTTCAAGATGGGCCGGATTGACGCAGGCCCGGTTGAAGCAGAGGTGATCGAGCTGCATCCCCTCAGGGATCGGACCAACAAGAAGTTCGAAGGCCGCCCGATGGGCAAGCTGAGAGCGCCCGTCGTCTCTGTAGAACCGGCCATACCCTCGCTGCAGGTGACCGAGCCATGTCCAACATCCGCTCGGTTGTCGCATGACTCGATCCCAGAACCGATCTCCTTCTGATCGTCCTCTTGGCGCGCGGCGAGACATGTCCCGGATTGCGATGTAGGGGCTTCCGTGTCGGCGCCAGCGTTCGTAATGCATGCTGCACCATTCCCGGCAACGCAACACCTTCTCGCAGCCTTCAATTGAGCACCGATCCATCTACTCATGCTACCTGCTCCTGAGGGATAGGGACCACTACCAGGTCTGCAATACAAACGCAGCCGCGATGGTCTGACGGGTGCATGAAGTCCACTCCCAACCATGCTGCAGACAATGGGGGTTTGAGTCTCGGGTCGGTCCAGGAGGTGAACCGGAATCCGTTGAGATGCTGGTGCGGTTCGAACGGTACGGTCGGCGCTCCCACACTCCATTGGCGTTCTTCGACTTGGAACCCGATCGTAGTGATGAGGTTCTGTCCGTATTCTCCGGTGGCGAGTCCTCGAGTGTTGAAATCTCCGGGTACCCCCCCACCAGCAACGGTCATGCCGTCGAAGACGAGGGAGGCTGGGATATCAGTGCTTCCGACTTCTCCGGTTTCGGCGGGGTCCGGTTCCAGGTCAGGTGTGAACAGGCGTCTCCGCGCTAAACCGATGAGCCCTCCCACTAACCCGGCCAAAGCGGCGGTGATCCAGTTGTCTTCTTCGGGTGGGGCTTCCGGCTTGATCCCGGTGAGTTGTTCCAACGTGGAACGGGTTTGGGCTTGCCCCTCGGTGAGCAATCTCTTCGCCCGTTGGCTGAAACGGTCGAACGCCCCCTCAGGTATCAGGTCTTCTTCGGAGAGCTGCAACGTTTCCACCGTGGCCCGTCCCACAGTGAATGGGACGATGATCGGGTCGAGCCCCTGAATCGACATCGCAAGAGGGTCTTTGGGGCTTCGTCGTGAGTCGCCGCGGATCTGGCTTCTTACTCTTTGGCCGGCCTTCTCCAACGCTCTGTCCAGTGAGGCTTGAGCGGCTTCGGCGAGTTGGGTGAACAACCGGTGGTCGATCGCGGCTAGTGAGGGGGGAGGGGAAGCGGCGGTGAGAGTGTCGGGGATACCCTGAACCTCCACTAGAGGGTTGGTCTGAGTAGGAACCGGGTCGGATTCGTCGGGTGCGTCACCCTCAGTGAACCCGATCGTTCTGCGGGCGGCGGAAGCGGAGATGATCTGCGCTTCGAACGAAGCCAACGCGTCGGCAGCGGTGACACTTCTCGAGGTGAGGTCGGAGTAGTCACGCCAGAACAGGTAACGGTCAAAGTCCTCCACCCCCGCAGCTTGAAGGGCCGGCCACAGATAGCCTCGAGTGAACGAGTCGAGCACGTCGAGGACGAGAGGGTCGACATAGTTCAACCTCAGCGAATCGTCGATGAGCCACTGGCCCCAATGGTTCACATCCGCCAAACCGGTGAGGATCTCGGCGGGGATGTCCAACCCAATCGCGATCTGACGCAAGATGCGCTCCATGACCTCCGGCACCCACTCCTGAATGTCCCGAGTCAGGTCAACCGTCTTCACCCCATCAGCGAAAGCGAACGGCACTTCAATGGAGATCGGAGTGATCCGGTTCGCGTTGCGTGGGTCCGACACCGCGGCGCTCATCGCCTTGTTGAGCCAGGAGCCGAACGTCTGCGCGTTCCCGTTGTCGTCGGTGGTGGGGAAGTCCATCTCCGAAGGGGTGATGACCAGCGGAGCGACCAGACGGGATTGGGCCAGGGAGGTGAGCATGTCGGAAAAGGCGATGTACTGTTCGCATTGTCTGACCACCCCGCGCATCCCCGAATCAGGCTTGGACCGTTTCATCGGGTGGGCCCGCCAGGAGCGCATGATGAAGTCTCCGGTTTTGATCGCCTTGGCTGCATCATCATCCAAGTCCGAGCGGAGTCCTTGGCGGTTCTCGTCGTATTCCACCGGAGACCAGATATCCCACTCCTCATCGCCGTCGAGGTTCTGGCCTACCAGATACCCTTCCCCGGGGATCTCCCAATGCAGAGCCATTTCAGCGACGAAATTCCCGAAATCCCCGTTAGGCCCCTGAAGACGGTCGTACGCTTCCCGAGCCGGCCCATCATCGATCGGGACCGGGTCCTCGTCGGGGTTCTCGATGACCGCGGGGAAATAGGTGATCTTCGATGCGGCTTGGAACTTGGAGCGCAACGCGGCGTGAACCGGACCCAACTCCGAATACAACGAGTACAGGTAGGCGGCGTCTGGAGCTTTCGACCGCGCCGAAGGGTCTTGAGGGTCGAGGATGCGGGATGCGGCGGCGGTGAGGACAACAGGATAGGAACGGCGGAATAGTGCCACGGGTTAGGAGATTACTCCCAAGATGAGAGGAGTCCTGCTATTGCCGACAACGCGAACGGTAAACCCAGCCAGGCGACACCGGGTAGGACGAGTCCCCCGGTGGCGTACAAGACGATTGTGGCGGCGAGTGAAACCCAGAATCCGGCACACCAGTAACAGTCCAACAGGGCTCCGACCCACTCGTTTCGGGCGGTAAGCCAGTCCCGCGGAACATCGAAGATTGAATCTTCAACAACCAGACGAGTGATCCGGAAAACGGCCAGTGCGGTGATGAGGAGGATCAAAGAGCGTCGAGGAGACTCTTACGGTTCTTGCCGCGTTCCTCCACGATCCGGGCGGCCACCGCGCGGAGAGGATCATCCCCCACCCAGGCGAGCACCTCGGAGACCGTCCCCGAAGGGACCTTCAAAGGAGCTGTTGTAAGTTCGGTCCACCGACCCGAATTCCGGTAGCGGTCGGCTAGCCCTTCTCCGACTGTGACAGTGCGGCCGGTCCTCTTGTGTGTGAAGTCAACCAACTTTCACCTTCTTCTGTTCGGCTTGCGCAAGGCGCTGGGTTCGTAGCTGTTGCCGAACTTGTTGCTGTTGGGCGCGCTTCGCTTCGCGGGCTGCACGCTTGGCGGGGTCTGAACAGCTGCAACTAATTTGGGGCCTCCTCTCGACACGATCGACAGCGACCGTTGATGCAATCGCAGTCTCGCTTACGGACCGTCTTGTCCTTGCCTTCTGCTCGGTACTGACGGTGACGTTCGTTGGCGCAGGTCTGACAATGGCGACTCGTTGGGAGGCGGTGCCCTCGCTGGCAGTAGACCTTTCGAGCGTGCTTGGCTTGAGGGGAGTAGCCGCGCATCACGTTCTCGACCGCGGACACGACATCAAGGTGGTCGGGGTTGACGCAGATCTTGTTACGACAGAGATGGTCGATCGTCATGCCTTCGGGGATCGGGCCTCCTAATGCCTCGTAGATCAGCCGGTGCGCTTTCCATTGGGTCCGGCCCACGGTGGTCACCCCATAGCCTTGAACGGCCTTGGTGCCAGTCCACTCCCAGCAGTCGCCAGCGGCGTCAATCTGGTCAGCAAATGAAGGGCGCCGATCCCAGGGCAGACCCCGCTCTGCGAACAGGTCGATCATGGCCTTATCCTACAGCCCCAGTAGCGGCGCTCCACGCTTTCACGGAGCGCGCCTCTGCGAGTCCGAGTTCAGTCAGAGCCCACACCAACGCGTCGAGTCGGTTGGGAGACCAGCCGGCGTCGATCGTGTAGGTGGTCATCTCCGACTCCAACTCTGCGAACTCTCTGACATGGTGGACCCGGCCTTGTTCGTAGAGAGCGGCGATCGGTTCCGCCCGGACCAGTTTCCCTCGTGTCGCCCGCACCGGGTAGAAGGGGATTGACTGGCGTACGGAGCGGACCACCTTCTCCACCATGTCACCGCCGTAGTTGACCTCACCGACGATCCGGTCGGCGGACTGGTCGTCGTAGAGAGCCACCGCAGCGTGACCCCACACGTCGGGGCTTCCAAGAGTGGACACGTCGTCGAGGATGAAGGCGTGAGCACCCGACCCACCGCAAGGACATTTGAGGGTCATCCCCGCAGCGACGATCCCCGCTTCGGTAGCACCGCCGGGAGGGTCTACTGCTACCACCACTCTTGACAGGTCCGGTGCAGCACGGCGGTTCTTTTCGATCAGGTCGTATGTCCACAATGCGCCTTCGATGTCTTCGACGTAATGCCCTTCAAGTTCCTGGCGTCCGAGAGCGGTCCCGCCGTAGAGGGAGATGAGAGCGTCGATCGCTTCGGGGGATAGGTTGTCGCGGTTGTCGTCCATCGTCATTGTCGCAATGGGAACTTTCGGATCGTCTATGAGACGTTTGGCGAGTGGGCCTCGTCGGCCTTTCGGAGTGCCGGTGCAGATGATCTTCGCCGGGCTCATTCGGACTGCGGGGAGGAGGGATTCGTCCCAGGCTTGCACCCGGTTCACCCCTCCGAGTTGGGCGGTCTCCATCTTCGGGGTCCGCCACAAGCCGATCTCGTCACACCAGGCGCCGCGGAGATTCTTGCCCTGTGTGCGTTTTGCTCCGTCGTCGGCGCCGTCACAGAAGATCGTCGAACCGTCGGAAAGATGAAGCTGGCCTTGTGACCGGTTCCAACGTTCCACGAACCCGGCGAGAGTTCTGAGCAGGCCGGACGGACCTTCCACGCAGGTGTCCCGAGCGTCGGCGAAGGTTGGTGCGATAACCGCCCAGTCTCCTTCCCCGTCGTCTGAGAGGATGATGAGGTCCGCTAGACCCTCAGCGCCGGCGCGGGTTTTCCCTGATCCTCTACCCCCCGAAATGTAACACTGGGACCATCCCGGGTGGGGGAGTCTCTGCGGCTCCCTCGAGAGGAGGTAACGCCAGGTGTCTCTACGTGTGAGGACTTGTTGACTGGCGACGGAATTCATCGAGGGCTCGTTGTAGTTCCATGTCGACAGAAGTGAAAGCGTCGGTCCTCTGAGTGTGTTCGCCCATCTCCAGACGGTACTTGTCGATGAGAATGCCGATCGAAGTGGCGTAGGCTCTGATGTCTCCGGAGGTGGCAGCATCCCACTGCACCCTGACCACGTCCTTCCCCCGGTAGTCATAGTGGGGTTCGTCGAATCTGTCTAGAAGGTTGTCGACCTTCTCGAGGAGCCGGCGTCGGATGCTCTGACGTAGAGAGGTTTGGTAAGCGTCTTCGGCTTGGATCTGTTCTGCCGTTTTTTCGGGACGTTGCGCTACGTCGTCCCTCAACCAGCGGTAAATCTGCGTCCGATGGCATCCTGTGGCCTCTGCGGCGGCTGTGGCGCCCCGCTCGTGGAAGAGTTCGAGCGCTTTGGCTCGTTGTGGTGGGGTGAAGGTTGGGGGTCGGGCCATTACCGGATAATCCTAAACGTCCATAAGACGCGGAGGATGGAAGCCAGCCAGCTCATACCGCAGGATTCGGTTTTCACGGGGGCGTATCCGGCTTCTAAACCGCTCAGGGTGTCTCCTGTCCTCCACCAACGATCCGGTTTACCAGAATGAGAATTCGCCATAACAGAACGCCAATGAGCGCAGCGAACCCGAGGGCGACGGCGACTTCAGGGAACCACAACACGACCACCAGGCCAGTTTGAACTACGGCCACCATAGGGAGCCACAAGACGCGGTTGCCCTTCTCGATCCTGTCCAGGTCCCCGCGGATGTCAGCGATTCGATCTTCCAATTCACTCATTCCTTGTCTCCCCTTCTGGATTGCCACAGTCGGAACTGTTGCCACAAGCGCCAGAACCCGGTCGGGTGTGGAGTCCCGTGAATGTGGCAGAACCGTCCGCTGCTCGCAGGCCAATTACCGTTACAGGTGCAGCCCCACACAGGACAGTTGCAAGAAATGCCAGAGGTCACGGTCTGTCGCTCCTATCTGAGAGAGCATCGAGGGCGAGACGAGCAGCGGTCGTCGCATCGAATGGATCGGTCGGGCTACCGAGATTGTTCCAGGCGTAGCCACCAATGGCCTCACGCATTGCGATCACAACCTCATCGGGCCATTCTCCGTTCTCGTCCCTTCTGATGACTAACGCACCTGCCTCACGCAGAAGGTCGGCAGCTTCCTCGTAGGAAAGGCTGTTCCCGTAGTCATGGCTTCTCACTCCTCAACCTCCGTGTCGGGCCGATCCTCGTAACGCTCATTAGTACAGGAGCAGAACGAGATCGTGTGGGTATGGGCCGGATTCGGAGTGTGCCGCCCTTCACAACCACCCACTACACCTTGGCCATGACAACGCTCACAGTTCGGATCGGGCTTATCAGTGATTAGGACTCTCATTGTTCTCCCAGGATGGACCAAAGGGACCGACAAGCGAGCGACTTCGGATTTCCAGTCGACACGTTCATACCGCAACGCTTCCGTGGTGAGCTGATCCCACCGGCCCGGATACTGCGCTTCAATCCACTGACGGAATTCGAGGGGCCGATGCGTGTAGAACAAGTGGCAGCCCTGGCAGAGACACAACGCGTTCAATTCGTTCGTCCGAATCGACTTGTAGCCGCGACCGATGATATGAGCGCACTGAAGATTCCCAGAATGAGTGGGACGGTCGGATTCGCAGTAGCCCCGAGCCCGGACGAGTTGCGAGAACAGCACGTCGGCGCGGTACATGTAGTTGGTCCGCTTCTTACTCATCGGTAACTCTGATCGTTCGCATCTTCCCCGAATCCCAGGTGACAAGATTCTGGTCGCGCAACCTCTCGAGGCACCACCAGACTGTCGCCGGCGAGGAGAGTCCTGCTCGGGCGCCGATCTCCCGGACGGTGGGACGGCCTAGCGAATGGACCGCTTCGTACACTCGGAGGACGCTGGCGTCGGAGGCGTGAGTCACCTGTTCAGAATAGCGAACATGGATTCGCTAGGCAAGTAACCCAGCTCGCTTCCTGCGTTGATACTCCCGACTTCGGATGCGCCCGCACTCGTCACACCCCCGGTTCACGGCAGTCCGCCCGGTGACGCGCTTGTCATGACCCGCAGGGCAGATAAAGATACGACGGGGGAACCCGCGGGCGACGTTCTCGATCATCGACACTGGCTCCAGGTGGTCAGGGTTCACGCACCGACGATTCCTACACAGGTGGTCGAGTGTCATCTCCTCCTGAATAGGCCCGACCAGATAAGCCCAGACGACTCGATGCGCGAGTACCTCCCCGGTCGCTTTGCTCTTGACTCGCCCATAGCCTTTGGGGTTGAGATACCCGGTCCACTCCCAACAATCGCCGGAGGCGTCGATGGAATCCGAGATCGGGGGATGAACGGTCCCGGTCGAATCTACCCGAGAAGCGAAAAGATCAAGCGTCACTAAGTGGATAGTAGTCGCTATAAACCACAGACACGGCGCGTTCTCGGACTCCACGGTTGCCAGCCGGACTTCTCCCATATGCGGGCGGCGGCCCATACGTTCAGTTCAGGGACGTAAAGGTCTTCGTACTCCCAACCAAAGTAAGGAGTCCAAACGCTGGCCATAATCTGAAAGAGCCCTTTCGCCGAAGATCGAGGATTGGCGGCGTTGCTGTTCCCGCCGCTTTCCGAGTTGATGACGCAGAGCGCGTTGTCAACCTGCTCGGCGGGGAATTGCGTTGCGACAAGGGTCCGCCACTGTTCCACTGAAGATCCCATCCCCCGGTAGACGTAGTCCGACGTGGTTTGGAGGGTGACCGCCGTGTGGGATTCGGGGAGTCGCATGACAGCATCCCACCCTTCACTATGTGTTTCCCATTCCAGGTTGATCCGTTCAAAGACGGGGAGGGGAGGTGGGGGCGGTTCGGGAAGCCGGAGCGGTTCAGGACTCAGAACAGAAACGACGAATAGAAGAGGGAGGAGGAGCTGCATTGTGCCGGGTCGCCTTCGGTCGACGGACGTTGCAAAACCGAATCTACGGTGTCGACTCCATCAGGTCAACCACCGAGACCTCGAGTACGGGAACGTTCCACCAACCCTTGCACCGCAGGGAACGGACACGGCCAGCCCGGATGTTCACGGATCTTCCGGCCGCACTGGTAGCAGTCCAATACGCCGGCGCCTTTGAAGTCGGGGTCAGCGAACCCTGGCATGGAACGGGTTTTCTGTGGTCGGTTGTTGCGGGTGTTCTCCCGGTTACAGGAACGGCATGTCACATCCCCGAGCTGGTCGGTCAAATACTCGTCGGGGATACGCAGCCCACAAGCGGACAGTTCCCCTTCCGTTGTGCGGTGGGTGAGCATCCCATGTTTCGCCATCAGTCCAGCTCCCAGAGAGCGACGATGACACCGCAACAGACGACCGAAGCGCCGAGCCCCAAGAACAGGGGGCCGTACCCTGGACGCAACCCCGCGACCGTGATCCCCTCAACCACCGCGACCAGTAGGAGAGCAGTGGCGGCACCGCGGACAATGCGGAATGTCCTATCCAACATGGCCGCCTAAATCGTGGAACCGTGTGAGTCCGATCCCCTGATTCGGGAAGTAGACCAAAGCTATAAGGATGAGAGCAGCAGCGACCAGAACACCGATCAGCAGATACAGACGAACGTAATACCAGCGGGTCATAGGAGGCTCATCTGGTCGGAGGTGGCGAGTTCCCAAACGAACATCGGCGCCTCATGGTCATGGTGGGAGAACCGGCAGGGCCGCTTGTCGATCAGGTAACCCAACTGTTTCAGTTCTAGAATCCGCGCCGAATAGCGGGCGATGTACACGTCGAGGAAGTCTTTGCCGCATCGGGGTCCGGCTTGGAGCATCGACAGCACTTTCTTCTGTTGTGGGCTCATGTGTGAAACACCTCCGGTGATTTGAGAGCAGCCCGCAGCTCAGTTTCGTTCCGTACCGGGGAGCCGATCTTCCCAGACAACCCCCCGGCACGCTCGCGCTCATGCTCCTTTCTCTTCTTTAGGAAGCAGGATTTGCACCGGCCCAACCGGCCATCCCTGCTCCGGTGGAACCTGTAGAAACTCTCAGGCCGTTTCAGCTTGTCGCATGTGCTGCACCGTTTCCAACCTCTCGGAGTTTTCTTCCCGTCCTTCACGTCGAGCATGTAGTCCAGGCTGTACGCAAGCCAACCGGCAGTCTCATTGACTCGCCGCTCAAGGTCGTTCACTTTGAAGTCACCTGACGGTAGAAATCCTTCATCTGTTCTTCAGTGAACGCGGGGCCGGGGTTATACGTCGAGATCGTGTTGGGACGCTTCGGGGCATCATCCTCCGCGCAGCGTTGGAAGGCGTCCCACTGTCCCTCAGTGACAGGCCCAGCCGCAGCGTCCAGCCAGCCCTTCTTTGGCGGCCACTCAACCCCGATCGCATCCAGTTGGCGCCTCGACCATCCGCCGTTGCTGCTTCGCTGGCTCCTTATCATTTCAGTCGTCATGTAAATCATTGTGGTTCTCCATAGACCCTTCCCTTACCCATACTCGGATAAGAGGGGTTCGATCCTTCTGGTGCGGGTATCCACTCATGCCACCAGCCTTAGCTGGGAGTTCCAGTCCGTGTCGTGGACTAACGCCATACTCGACGCCTTACGGTTGGTCGGTCCCTTGCGGGAAACTCGATGGGAGGTCAGCCGTGGCCGCCTTCTAGCCTTCGAGCGTTGTTGGGCCCTTTCGGGTATCCGATGTAGAGGGGTGTTGAACTCGCCCACCTCTAGGTGGAATCCGTGTTTGAAGTCATCAGCTAAGAGCTGGAATGGTTCGGTAGCTAACAATGGTCGTTTGGAAACTAACGATCTGCTAGCATGCCGCTCGGTTCGTAAAACACAGCGCCAACCTAGCATGGCCCCCAGCTCCTCGACGGTTCCTGGGGGCCTGCTCTTTTCCGCAATGTTTCGCGCTCTCGGGTACAGCTCGCCGGGGGTTGGGAGGCGGGAGACGTTGGGGAACCAACCCCCGGCAAGGCTCACGAAACTCGCTCAGCAATCTCAGCGGAATCGATACCAGCGGCAGAGTCCAGTTCGCGTGAACGATCCAGTGTCGCTTGGCCTATCTTCTGCGCCTGCTCGTCCACCAGCCGAAACGAAACCTCATCAAGTTCGGGGTAGTCCTCCCACTCCAACCATGATTCAGTGTCCTTCACCTTCAGCCCGACTATCCGTAGGCGAGAGCTGCAGCCTCCAATTCAGACAGTCTCATTCGTCCTCGCGTCCTGACATGACGAACACCCAACCGAGAATCATCGACGCTGCAGCAGCGAAGGCGAGAGTCGTCCACATGAACTCCGACAACCCGGTGAAAGGCAGTGTGCTACCCGATCCGGGAACCGAAGAAGATGTTGAAGGTAGGGAAGTCGTGGTCGATCCGGCAGGGCTCGTCGTGGTAGTCGTGGCAAGAGAGGACGTCGTGGTCGTGTCGGATAATGTGGTCGACGTTTCCTCTATCCCGGTAGTGGTGGTGGTGTCCTGAACCGTCGTCGTTGTTTCCAGTTCCGTAGTAGAAGTGGTCGCCACCGTCGTAGTCGTTCCGTTGTGACATTTCTTCACCACATCCCATGATCGGCCAGCCGCATAGTCCGCCGGGTTCACGAACGTGTCGTGCCCGTTGGTCTGCACCGTTGTTACGAGTTGGCCGTCCTCGTAGAATTCGGCGTAATCATACGACCCGGGGATACGCCCCGAATGGTTCTGGAAGGTTTGACAGTTCCCAGTAGCCCCCGCGGGCAGGGTGAACAGCAGCCACCCGGCCAGTACAAGCCCCAGAATCGTCACTCCGCTCAACAGTTTTCTCATCGTCTTCTCCTTGTCGCTTCGCTTTACCGGGCGCCGAACCGTTGATCCAGTGCCACGTCGAACCATTCCCTCACAGTCGGCGCGTCAGGCTCTACTACCGGACCCACCGAAAGACTCGTATCCAACTGGCCGGGAAACATGACGTCATACTCCGCAACGGTCACGCAGCCGTCGTCGTCCGCGGTGGTGCCGTTCCACACTCCGAGCACGCCGTTGTCTTCGCAGACTCCGTTGCCAAGGTCGGTGGCGGCGTCCGCGGGGAACGCAAACATCAACACCAATCCGATCACGGCCAACGTCTTCCTGATTATCTGTCTCACTTGTTCTCCTTCTAGAACGGCAGAGCATCCGGTTTGTCCTCGTAGTAGGTGGCTGTCATGTGAGCGACCACCTGTTTCGCTTGTTCCATCGTCAACGGATTCTTGAATCCGAGGTCGGCCATCGCCGCGTTTCCCGCCTTCTTCTTCTGCTCGGGCGTCCACAGTCCGAACATCGCAACCGAATCGGCGAGCCATTGTTTCGGGTCCAACTCAGGATCTGTACGAACCGGCGCCGGCGGAGGGGTCTGGTCGGCTTTCCTGGTGGGCCGCTCCTGAGATCTCGCTACTTCGTCCCGTGAGGCGATCCCCCTCGATGCGTCAGCTATCAGCCCGGCGATCAGCGCTCGACCCCAGGCGGCGGTCTCGGCGTTCTGGAGTTCGGAGTCCTTGGTGAATGGCGTCGGTCCCGGTACGGGCTCCCACGCCAAACCGACACCGGGAGTGAGATCGTCAGGGCTCTTGTAGGCGTAAGCCTTGACCGCGACGAACCCAGGGAACCCGGCGTCTATCACTTCGGATTCGAGCCGCCCACCCGGGTGCGCCTCTTTGAATTGGGCGATTCGCTCAGACACCGGGACGTAATCGGACAGGTCGATCTTGCTCATTTGGTGTCCTTCGCTTTGTACATATCGACCGTCATCGGAAGAACCCACTTATCCCCGAACTCAGCCACGAACTCCTCCCAGGCACCCGGCCCCGAGAAGTCCACGCTCATCACAACACGGGGAGAGTGCGGTAAGTCAGCGGATGTTTCGATCCGCACTACTGATGCGACCACTTTCATTTGATCCCCTCAACCTTGTACCGAGACTTCCAAACTTCTCCAACATGGTCTGCCTCACCGGATGCCGGGTCAACTTCATGCCCAGCGATGCGAAGCCCGATGTCCTCCTTGATTGCGAGGTTCCGCATCTTCGTCCACTGCCAAGAAAGCCGGACCACATCCATCTCGACCAGCTTGTCGGTGTCGTAGTGCAGCCCGAAGTCCGAGAGCAGTAGCCGCGTGTTGTAGCTCCGCTCCGAGTAACGCTCCTCCACTATCCGGTACTCCCGCCCTGATACGGGGCCGGGCAGTTCGTCCATGATCGTTTTCCGGTGCCCCTGAAGGGTGCGGATGACACGATCGAGTCTCCCCACATAATCCGCTGCTTCCGTGTCTTCCGGCAAGGATTCGAGGCCAGCAGCAGCAGCCTCTAGGCGGGCTAGGTCACTCATGGCGGTACCCCCAATATTCGGTCTTGTGGCCGACCATCGGGTCGAAGGTTTGGGTGATGTCAGTGACCGTGAACCCGTTACGGACCAGGTTGTCCCGTTCGGCGTTGATGGTCCATTCAGACAGTTTGAACTGGGTGACGTCGTAGAGGATCGAATGGATGACGGGGAGGCGGCGCATCGGCTGCGGCTCCCACCCCAGATCGTCGGCTGCCTGATCGTACGGGTTCATACCAGTCCTTCTTTCTTAGCCCATGCGTCGATGGTCGACTTCAGCCATAACGGCTGGCGGAACATGACTTCGGGTTCGGGGAGTTTCCCCCGCGCCTTCCAAACGTAGAGGGTGGCGACCGGGATGTTCACCAACCGTGAAATATCCTCGTAGCTCATGAGGTCGTCGCCGGTCACACCGACTCCTCGAGCATCCGATCTACTTCCAAGTCGATGACCCATGAAGGTATCGTGGGGTCTTGGGCCGGCCGGCGGGTCGTTGTGCTGTCCTCATTTCTCCCCGCCGGCGACCCATGTTTCACGTCGGCGCCGCAGGTCGGACAGTGGACCGTGTAACGGTCGAGGCGGGCTCTGAACTTGGTCCTCATTTCTACTCCTCACACTGGAACGTGTAAGGTCACCATACAGCAGTGATAGGTGACCTGTCAAGACTCAAGTACCAGATTCGGGAATGACCGGACGGACTAGCCACTCAAGTTTCCGGCTCGGATGGACGATGAGCAGGGATGAGCGAATGCAGAACACATCCGGCCACAATCCGAATCGGCAGCTGCCTATGGCAGTGCGTGTGCGGCGTCTACCTCTGGGACAACGTCGACGTTATTGAATGAGCTGGTTGTCTACGGGGACGAAGTCGGCGATCACACCGGCGGACGATCCGAGGGCGACACCCCACAGGATGAGGTCAGCCAGTCCGAGGTCGGCTAGGCCAAGGTCCGCAGCAAGGGACGAACCCGCCACTAGGGCGATAAGTCCGGTGCCGAGCACCCAGGAGCCGACCGTCAACGCGAAGGCTCGCCATTGGACGGATTCGCCGTCGAAGATGAACCGGTAGGCGTCGATGATTTTCTTCACCGCCGGAATCGCAAGCAGAAGTGCAATATCCATGCCCGTAAGACTAACCGTCTGGGAGATGGGTTACGGGTTAATGGCCGCGTTGGCGAGAGCTTCGGTCTGCACTTCGAGGTAGAACGACACCCAATCCGGGTTCGTCGGTGTCCCGAGGATGGAGAGGTAATAGTTGGTGATGGTCGTCCGATCCGAAGAGCCCGGGGAGATCACCCACACTCCCCCCTGACCTTTCTTGTTGCAGATCGCTTTGACCTGCTCCTGGCTGAGCTTCGACGCGAATTCGGTTGCGGTCATGTCATAGTCTCCTATCGGTGGCGGAACGTAGGGTTCAACGTTGAAGGTGCGGCCGATCGTCCCGTCCTTATGTTTCACCCTCAGAGGTCCCCCCTTACAGGGTGGGGTTCCGATCCCGGTCGGCCAAGTGTCTAAGTGGACATGGTCGAAATGGTTTTTGACTCTCCACAGGACGGCTTTCACGTTGGGTTGTTGACGGAGATACCAGGCGACCGAATCGAGAATGGGGATAGGTCCGAAAAAGTCGGCGGCGTTCCCCTCATACTCCCCCTCCGTATACGAATGTTGCGACCATGTGAACGTCCCCAAAATGTACCGGCATGACCAGGCGCCGACCGTGACCACCTTGTACCGGTCGATCACATCGTCGACCAGACCCTGCACTCGGGGAGTTTTCACGATCCGAGAGTAGCAATCAGTTGGACGACGAGCCCGCTGAGAGCGGCGATGATCGCCACCCACACCGGGATGGGCAGCCGGATTTTGATTCCCCCATTGTTCAGAGTTCGGATCAGCTCATCCACCTTCGCGATGAGTCCCTCCTCCTCAGCTCGGCCGCCCCCACGGAAGTCTGACACTTTCGGACCGACAACGGCGACGGCGAGTTCCTCCACATTCTTTTCAACGTGGTCGATACGTTGTTCCAGGTCGGCGTTGGTGGGTTCGTCGGGCATGACCCGGAATACTACTTAACGTGGTCACAGTTGACAGTACGGAACGTGCCCGGTTTCGCACCCCACGACCAGTCACCAGGACAGACCAGTTTCACCACACCCGTCTCAACCTCCCGGACTTCGCATTGAGCAAGGACGGATTCGGTGATCTGCCCCCACTGGTTCCCGACTACTCGAATGTCGGAGGGGAAGGCGGAGGCGCACAGCGAAGGCCACCGTCCCAACCTGCGGCCGTCGCAGCCTACGAAATCCGCCCGCCCATGAAGCAGCAATCCCGGCTCCCACTCTTCGAGTATCCGCGCATGGTCGGTGGGGTAAGAATCGTGGTCGTCGACCTTCAAAACCACCGGATTTTCCGCAAGGCTTAGGACTCGGTTTACGGCGTCCGCGAACGTTCCTGAAGTGTGCTCCATGAATAGTGGAACCGCCCCGAGGCGGCGAGCCTGAGCCTTCTGGTGGGCTCCTAAACCTCTGCGGGTGACGCAGACAGCTTCACACGATGTGGTCATCGGTGGCCACTGTTCCGGTTCCCGCATCGTTGTAATGCCCCGTCGATCCGGCGAGCAGGAGAGAAGCCTCAATATTGCTGTCGCAGGTGCTTGCGGAAATGTTGAGTCCGTAGCGGGCCTGGTTCCCCGAACCGAGATAGGTGACGGTGAACGCGGTCCGGTTCCGATCCGAATTCCCCGCCAAGATCACTCCGTCGTAAGTGTTGTTCGTGTCTTTCCCCGCGTCGATCACCTGACCTGACAACCGGTTGTGGGAGGAATCAGTGATAGAGATGCCATGTCGGCCCGAGTTGTAGACGGTCGCCTCGAGTATCCCATGATCCGACGAGGTGATCAGTATCCCCTCATTGTCGGCGGCTTGGACGTTCACGTTGCGAGCCTGCCAGCGGGTCGCCCCCGAAATTTCCAGTCCGGTGTCGTCGGTGTTCGAGGTGAGCCCGTTCAGGACGCAGTCGGCGCCGGTGATCCGCACTGCGGACGCGGTACCCGACGAGTTCGACTTGATATTCGAGAGCTGGGCACGCTGGCCGGTCATCT